GGGGAGAAATCGTGTATGCTCGCTTAGCAGATGGTGAGAGCGTAGCAATAGGCTCAAAGTTGGAATCTGCAGGCAATGGATGTTTGAAGGCTCATTCAGCCTTTGCACATACAGGTAGTGAAGAAGTTACACTCTACACTCATCCTATTATTGGTGAAGCTCTTGAATCACGTGAGTTGGATAGCATCTCCGGTGGAGCAGGTGATTCTTCCCTTGCTGAATATTCTCAGTACATCAAGGTTAGAATATTATAAACACAAAAGAAAAGGAGGATAAAAAAATGCCCGACAAACACGTTGATATTATTGGAAAGACCGGTGGCTCTGGTATTGTAGCCAACAAGTTCATATCCGAAGGTGGAATGAATCTCGGTCGTATGCGTCCTTTCATTGATGATGAGGATGGTGGAGCCTACATGACCATTTACAAAGGTGGAGATCCAAATAAGGATGAGAGCTGGGATACAGTTCCTTCCTATGCGGGTGCTACACTTAGAAGGGAAGAATGGATGATGCTTGATGAAGCCCTTATGCAAGTCAAGAGGTACAGGTTAGGTGGTGTTCAGGATTTAATTAATGAAGGCCTTACCTACACTCTTGGTAATGCAATGGGTACGACAGTCCTTGAATGGCATGATGTAAGTGATGCTATGGAGGCTGATCTGACAATGGATGCTGTGACGAGGAGTATTAATGACCGTCCTGTATTCCAGCATAACTATTTACCAATACCGATCATTCACGTTGATTATGAAATCAATGCGAGGGTATTGGAAGCTTCACGGAAGCTGGGGAATCCTTTGGATACCACTTCAGCTGAACGTGCTGCAAGGAAAGTGCTGGAAAAGATGGAAAATATGCTCTTCACTGATACCACTTACAGCTTTGGTGACAAAGACAGTAGGAACAGGAATACCATTTACAGTTATGTTAATTTCCCAGATCGTAACTTGGTGAACCTGTCAGTTCAGTGGAACGCTTCAGCAGCGACCGGAGCCATGATTTTACAGGATGTCCAGGAAATGAAAGCAGCCAGTATTGCTGCACGTTATCATGGTCCTTGGAAAATCTATATTCCTACAGATTATGAAACTGTTATGGATGAGGATTATTCCGTATCTGGTGGTTCAATTATGACCATAAGGGATAGGATTATGAAACTTGGAGGAATTAAAGAGATCAAGGTTATTGATACTCTTGCTGCCCACAATGTCCTGATGGTTCAGATGACTCCTGATGTCGTCCGCCTTGTAAGGGGAATGGATTTACAGAACGTTCAGTGGAGTACTGAAGGTGGAATGGTTAATAAATACAAGGTCATGACCATTCAGGTTCCTCAGATTCGTTCTGATATGGATGGTAGATGCGGAATTGTACATCTCGCATAAATAAAAAAGACTAATCAAGTCTCTATTTTTAATCAATTTAAAAGAATAAAGAATATGGAACGTCGTGAAAGAAAACCAAGTGTTGACAAACCAAAAGTCGACAAGTTACCAGAGGAAGTGAAGGTGGAACCACAACAGGCTCCTCCTCCCGTTCCTGATCCTGATGCAAAGATTTGGTGGAAGAAAGTAGGAAAGGGTTCCTTACGGTTTAATCATAAGATAATTAAACCTGGTGAAAAGTTCCGAGCCAAACCCAGTGACATACCTAAGCAATTCAGGGATTTGGTTATTCCGTTGGAAGAGCTTACTGCAGAAGATACAGTGGCTCCTATGATTGCTGCAGTCAAGACCGAATACGTGATCCGGCCAAGGGGAAAGAGTAAAACCCTGTTTGATGTTTCGTATCAGGTAGGGGAGGATGAGGATGGTGAACCTATTTGGAAGACCATCAATGATAAACCTCTTCCAAAGAATATTGCTGAAAGTATGTTAGCCGCCTTGTCGAAATGAACTGGAAGGTACCCAGAATGTGGGAAGGAGGGGATGTTTGGATCCTAGGAGGAGGACCATCAGTGGCTGAGCAATTCGATATCCCCAAAGGGGTTGTTGAAAAGGTAAAGCTAAGTCAAGCTCCTTTAAGTATATTTTCTCCTTTCATGGCAGCAATACATGATAAGCATGTGATTGGAATTAATGTAGCTTTTATGATAGGGAATTGGATAGATATGGTATTCTTTGGGGATGGAGGATTCTTCTTGAGATTTAAACAGCAGCTATCACAATTCCCTGGATTAAAGGTTTCCTGCAATAGTAATTCAATACGAGAACCTTGGGTTAAGAACTTCCAAAGGGATGGAGCGCATTCAAGAGGGATAAGCATGAGGCCAGGTTATGTTAGTTGGAATTCTAATTCAGGTGCTGCATCAATAAGTGTTGCTGCCCAGGCTGGGGCCAAGAGGATTGTACTTCTTGGATTTGATATGAAATTAGCCGACGATGATAAGTATCAACATTTTCATAATGTATATCAAAGAGGAGCAGTCACGGACGAAAGAAGACTTAGAAAATTACCATTTAATAGACACCTAAGAGGATTTGATCAGATTGCGGCAGACGCAAGTCAGTTTGGTATTGAGATAATTAATTTGTCTCCTAATAGTGCGATTACACAATTTAGAAAAACATCAGTAAAAGAATTTTTGAATGAACGTAATTAAAATGAGAGGAGGAATGGGAAATCAAATGTTCCAATATGCCTTTGGTAAAGTCTTAACATACACAGGTAAGATGGTATGTTACGATACCACATGGTACGTTCCTCATCGTGTGGAGTTTGCCGTGCATCCCCGTCCTTTTCGATTGGACAGATTTCAAGTCACAGGGTTACTTATTTCTCCATTTGAGTCAAAGAATCCTATTGTGTATGAAAAAAGAGTAGGGCATAATCCTGGGGTATTTGAAATGAAGAATGATAATAACTTTGATGGGTATTGGCAGTATTATGATTATTATGAAAAGATTATTCCTACCCTTCGTGAAGAGTTTCAACTTGAAACAAGTTATTATACCGAGGAGTTTATGGAAATGGCTGAGAAGATTTGGAGTACTGAATCTATTTCAGTTCATATAAGGAGAGGAGATTATTTAATGCAGAGAAAAGGCGGGTATTCTAATTTACCTATGAAATATTACTTCTCGGCAATAAAAGAGTTGAAAGGGGATCTGTTTATATTCAGTGACGACATTCCTTGGTGTAAGAATACATTCATAAAACAGTATTTTCCAAATCGTACAATTACATTCGTTGATATGGAAGATTACTTGTGCTTCGAATTGATGAGGTTTTGTAAACACAATATTATTAGCAATAGCACTTACAGTTGGTGGGCTGCATTATTGAACACCTATATTGACAAAAAAGTGATTCGTCCTAAGCATTATCTTAATGATTCGGAACAGTTATCGGATACGTACCGATATCCTAAGGAATGGATTAAAATGGAGGACTTTGTAAGATGAGCAAGTTTTTCAGTGATTTGGTTAATTATAAAGATTCTGATCCCCGTTGGAGTATCCTGGAGGATTTGTATTATCGTAACTTTATCTTTGCATCAAATGCACATCGAGCAGAACCTGGGTTTCCAAAAAAGATTCATCAAATATGGCTTGGTGGAGAGGTTCCTGAGAAGTATAAGAAGTGGATGAGTTCGTGGAGTGAAATGAATCCAAGTTGGGAGTATAAATTATGGACTGATGAGAATACTTGGGAAGTTATTATTCCAAAACGTGAGGAGTTTAATTCTATTGAACATTTAGGACAGAAGTCGGATTATTTGAGGTATCACATATTAAATCAGTTTGGTGGATTATATGTTGATACAGATTTTGAATGCCTTAGACCTTTTGATTCTTTGTTGTATTTGGATTTCTTAACAGGGATTGGTTATTCAGCATTCATAGAGTTATATATTGGATTGATAGCAAGTGTTCCCAATCATCCAGTACTGTTGAAAATAATTGATTCAATGCAGCCAACCTCGAGTAAAGGTTGGAAGGTAATATTTAATTCAACTGGTACTTACTTTTTTACAAAGATGTTTTTTGAAGTTATTACGAAATATACGAAAGGTGTGGTAGCATTACCTACCAGTTATTTATATCCTTTCCCTAATAATATGAGGTTTACATCAAACGATGCTAAAAGTTTTGCAAAGGATTATTCCTATGCAGTACATCATTGGGAAGTTTCATGGAATAATAAAAATAGAAAATATGTCAGCAAGTAAAGGTTTATTCGCAAAATATCCAAATAGGATTTTTATTGAAACAGGAGCCTGTGGAGGAGATGGAATTCAACAGGCATTGGATGAGGGTTTTGAAATTGTATATTCAATTGAGATTGAGACGGAATGGTTTTCCCATTGTGTCAATCGTTATTTAAAAGAACCTAGAGTTCATATGATATTTGGAGATTCTCGTAAGGTGTTAGGAGCCTTGATTTCTATTATTGATGAACCTATTACCTTTTGGTTAGACGCTCATATGGGTAGTGGAGATCCAACGGTGTTGAAAGAACTTGAGATTATTGGGGATCATTCAATTAAGACACACTCAATATTGATTGACGATATGAGACTTTGGAAACAACATAAGCATGGATTTAGTGTTGAGAGTCTTCACAACGAATTATTAAAGGTTAATCCTAATTATATTATCAAACTTGAAGATGGGTTTGTGCCAAACGATGTGATTACAGCAAGAGCATGAAAGTTCAATTTCATTACGGATACCCTATCAATGTAGACATTGATACCAATAAACAGGTGGAGGTTTACATTGATCAAATTCCACAGGAGAAGATCCCTGAGGGAGGTATTCGTATTGTGATATTGGAAGAACCTAGAAAAGGAATATTATACAAGTGGGCTGTCAATAAAGAGAATATGCATTTATATACACACCTATTAACTTTCCACGAAGATATACTTGAGTCCAATTCTAAAGCACAGTTGTTTCATTTTCCAAATACCTGGGTTCATAATTATGTTTCCAAATTGAAGACCTTTTCAGTTTCTACGGTAGTTGGAGGGAAAAAGGATTCTACCATGGACGGGTATGCTGTACGTCATGAGTTATGGAGGAACAGACATTTGATTTATTTAAACAAACGATTCTTCCTAAGTGGGACTGCGAAATATTCCCACAAATTCATACCTTGGAAAGAAGTTGAGTACAAAGGCGAACTTGTTTTGGGAGCCAGTAAGGAGCCTTTATTTGATTCGATGTTTCATATAGCAATAGAAAACTGTTCCGTAAAGAATTATTTCTCTGAGAAATTGTTGGATTGTTTTCAATCAAAGACTGTTCCTATTTATTATGGTTGTACAAATATTGGTGACTTTTTCAATATTAATGGAATATTTCAAGTGCATAGTGTGCGAGGGATTATAAAAGCATGCAATCATATTAACTCAAATACATATGATGAAATGCTGCCAGCCGTTGAAGATAACTTTTTGCGGTCAATAGGATGGATGAATCCTTTTGGAAGATTAAAAAACAAGATAATTGAATTGATAAAATGATAGATTGGTTACAAGGAGAGAAGTTTGAAGATGTTGCAGATTATAAATATGCACCATCAACTCGTTATAGGGATGACTATTGTCACCTTGTAAATACTTTAGATTTTAAAAAGTTGAAGGATGGTGACATTATATATACTCATACCTTTTATGCCAAACAACTTTTTGACATACTTGAATTAATGGGGACAAAGGTTTATATTATAACTCATAATGCAGATGAACCTGCAGACTGGGTTCCACCTGAAAATGTTCTACATTGGTATAGTCAAAATGTAAATATAGATCATCCTAAGGTAGAATCCTTGCCAATAGGACTTGAAAACAATCGTTGGTGGAAGGGATTGAGGAAGAGAGCAAAAATGGAAGAGATGTTGAAACAACCTTTACCTCATAAGAAGTTGGTGTACATGAATCACAATATAAAGAACAATCGTGCACAACGTCAACGTCCTTACGAATTATTTGGAGAAGCAAAATGGATGACTGTATTTCATGGTAAGAATGGATTAAGATTTGATCAATATCTTGAGAATGTTTGCAACCATAAATTTATGATATGCCCTGAGGGTAGTGGCATTGATTGTCATAGATTTTGGGAATGCTTATATTTGGGAACTATTCCAATTGTGAAGAAGTGCATTAATGTGATGTTCTATTCCCATCTTCCTGTTTTGTTGATAGACGATTGGGAAGAGTTGTCAGAAGAAATGTTAGAAGATTTTTATCAAGAACATAAATTTGATTGGGAATCCGTTTGGGAACAGTTAATGTTTGGATGGTGGAAGAATAAAATATTTAAAGACTGTGGAAGAGAATAAAAACATAATGTTGGTTCTTCGTAGTGGAGGAGACTTTTCCATTAAAGACGTTGAGTTAATTGTACGTCATATTAATGGGAATTGGAAGTCTTCTACCTTACCAAAAATATACTGTCTTTGGGATAAGGCTACTGATGTCATGGATTTAGGAGGATTTACACTTCTTCCATTCAAAACAACACTTCCAGGAACTTGGGCTCGTATGCATTTGTATTCACCTGAAATGGAAAAGTACAGACCTTTTTTGTATGTGGACTTGGATACCGCGGTAATTAATTCCTTAGAAAATATTTTTGATTTAATTACAGATAAAAGTAAGTTTATCACACTCGAAGACTTTTGGCAGAAGGGACGATTGGCAACCGGATTGGTTTGGTTTCCAGCAAACTCTGAGAAAATAAGAACAGTTTGGAATGCTAAACCAGAAGCTCCTATTGGTAGAAGAATGGATGGCTTTTTGAGGAATGTTGTAAAGGCTGATATGTATTGGCAAGATCTCACCAAGACAATAATTGACTTTAAACCAAGAAGCAGAAAGTTGTTGGATACACTTCCCAGCAATGCAAATTTAATATGTTTTCATGGTAAACCTCGCATCTTAGGGGTACAAAGTATAGAGTGGGTAAAACAATACGTGGAAAAGGATTTTGCACGGCAATTGCGGGCAGAAGAAAAGGTAACGGTAATAATACCGTATAACAGGGATCGGGGTTGGCTGCAGCAAGCAAAAGACAGCATTCCGAAAGGGGTACAATTATTATTAAGTCAAGGACAAGGGAATTGGCCAGAGAATTTCAATAAAGTATTGGATCAAGCAATTGGTAAATATATTCGTTGGTTACATGAAGATGATATGTTGACGGATAATTGCATTGAGGATTCGGTGTATGCACTTGAAAGTCAAGATGTTGATTTTATTCATGGAAATGCATACGAGATATTTATGAATGCTGGTAGAGCTCCTGGAAAGTACATACCTAGGATAAAGGTTCCCACATTGCAAGATTTGTTGGTAAAGAATGTAATCCATAGTGCAACGTTGATGTACAGGCGTGAGGTATTTGAAAAGGTAGGTAAAATGAATGAGTCACTGTGGGTAATGGAAGAGTTTGAATTTAATTTAAGATGTTTAAAGGCAGGATTGAGGATAGGATATTGTGATGCTTATTTGGCATGGTATCGAAGACATTCACAACAGAAGGTACGTGTCGTTTCAATACCTGAGAAGAATAAAGAACGTGAGCTCGTACGAAATGATTATAAAATATGAAAGACAATTCCCCCATAATAATTACAGGTGCACCTCGCAGTGGTGCAAGTATTGTGGCAGGAGTAATAAATCTCTGTGGAGCATTTGGAGGGGATATGTCTTTACATAAAGGCTCTTATGAAAATGGAGCTATTCAATCACTTGTGGAATCTGCCTACTTGGAATCTAATGGATATGATCCAATGGGGCAATTCCCACTGCCTAATGGTATTCATACATTGCCTTCCAATTGGAAGAAGTTAATTCTGGGGCAATTAATGGTTGAAGGATACGAAAAAGGTACGTGGATGTACAAAAGTTCAAGAGCAAGTCTTTTATGGCCTATATGGAACTATGCGTTTCCAAGTGCCAAGTGGGTAATTGTAAGAAGGCGTACAGGAGATATCGTTGAGTCTTGTACCAAGACAGGGTATATGACAGCCTTTAAGAATGAAACGAATTTATCAAATGTAGGAGTTCAAACTGAGAAGGATGGTTGGCTTTGGATGGTTCATAAATACGAGGAGAAGTTTATTGAAATGATATCCGAAGGATTAAATTGCAAGGTGATATGGCCAGAACGAATGGTAAATGGAGATTATAGGCAGGTATATGAAACCTTAGATTGGATTGGACTTCCTTGGAAACCACAGGTATTAACTTTGGCAGATGAGTTACTTAATACAAGTCGTAAAAAAGAAAGGGGGATATAATGGCAGTAAGAGTTACTTCAGCAGAAGTTTTACAGATAATGGACAACTGTAAGATGTCGACGACAGTCATCGACGGGTTGATTGTATCTGCGAATGCTTTTATTAATAAAGTATTTGAGTACGATACTGACATGACTGAAACGATACTTAAGGAAATTGAAAGATGGCTTACGGCACACATGATAGCCTGCACAGACATACATAGAGTTGCAAGTAAAGAAAGGTTAGGTGATGCCGAGGTATCATATACAGGAGAGTGGGGGAAGATGTTGGATTCCACTCCATATGGACAAATGGTGAAGACATTAGACGTGACAGGTCTATTAGCAAGAGCTGGCAAGAGAGCAGCCACAATGTTTGCAGTTCCAAGATCTGAATATTAATGAAATGGGTATTCAAGATTTCATAAGGAGACGCCTAAATCAAACGGCAGTCTATTGGGGTAATCCTCAAGAGGATGGATATGGAGGTAAACTCTATGATGATCCAATTGAGATTGATTGTCGTTGGGAAGACGTACAACAGATAATCCTAATGGCAAATGGAGAAGAACTTTTGTCCAGGGCAATAGTTTTCACAGAACATGACTTAGAAGAGAATGCATTATTGTTTTTAGGAACCTTGGACGACTTGTTTTCAAGCAGTGGTGAAAGCAGTGGTGATGTAGATCTTACCCAGATAGAAGGGGTACATTTAATTAAAAGGTATGAAAAAACTCCTTCACTAAGATCTGACACTGACTTTCTACGTAAGGCATATTTGACACCTTTCTTAACTTAAAGAAGATGGGAATATCAGTACTTCCAAACTCAGGTATAAAAGGATTTGATATTGTTTTGTCAAATCTTGAGAAAGCCCTCTTGAATATTGAAGGAGGTACTGTGCAGGGACTTTTACTTGCTGCTGCATTTATTCGTAGAGAAACAGAAAGGAATTATCCAATTACTCCAGTTGATTTAGGTAATTTGAGAGCCAGTTGGTTTACGGTAGCTTCAACAATGATTGGAGGGAATGGGTTAATGAAGAAAGGTATTGCTGTGAATGTCAAAGATAAGTTTGGACGTACCTTAGGCACTGGTAATTTTAAAGGACCAAGGAAGGCTGAATTGTCTCAGGACCATATCAATACTATTGCTGAGGCTCAAGCGTTGGTAAGTGCTATCAGTCCTGAGTTAATGGTTATGATGGGTTATACGGCTAACTATGCAATGGCTGTACACGAAATGGTTGACAGGGAATTTCATAGACCACAGTCAGGGCCTAAGTGGTTTGAAACTGCTATTAAAAGAAGCACATGGCAGATAGCAAAGATAATTAGGGATAACGCAATGATAAAGAAATGAACGCACCCAGTGAAGATACAAAGGATATGTTAGTCGCCGGAGGATTAGGATTAACATTTGGTGGTAATTTACATATTGGAAAGGAGCCTGCCTCTCCTAGAAATTGTGTTACCATATTTGATCCCCCTGGATATACACATGATTTAAGTTTATCTAATCAGGGATATGAACGTCCCTCCATCCAAATACGAGTTAGAAATAGTTCGTATGTGAATGGATGGACTATGGCAAATGGAATAAAGGACCTGTTACATGGCAAAAAACAAGAGACATGGAATGGGGCTTTATATACCGTTATCTACTGTTCCAACGGTCCCGCTCTGTTGGATTGGGATGATAGCAATAATGCTCGCTTTATTATTAATTTTAACATTCAGCGAAGAGCTGTTTAAAAAAGGAGGTAAAAATGGCAAGTAATGCTGTGGCTGGTGTAGGAACAGTGTTTAATCGGTGGAACGGATCCGCATGGGTAGCTGTTGCCGAAATCAACTCTATTACCGGCCCGAGTATGTCGAGGGATACAATTGATGTAACCTCACTTGATTCTACTGGAGGATACAGGGAATTCATTACAGGTTTCCGTAATGCAGGAACTGTTGTACTCGCAATGAACTTCACTCGTGATACATACGAGTTAATGAAGACTGACTTCGAAAGTAACACTGCACAGAACTATCAGATCGACCTGCCGGATGTGGAAGGTACTTCACTTGACTTTGAAGGTCTTGTGACTGAGTTGCCTCTGACGATCCCCGCAGACGATAAGATCACCGCAGACGTTACGATACAGGTAACTGGTAAAGTTGAAATCAGTTCAGGAGGAACTGCAACTCCGTAAGTAATTTGAATTCGTGAATTTGACCTAATCAAGGTTCTTTTATTATTAACAATTAACAATTAAATTTTAACTAATCATGGGAAATTTTCTTGACAGAAAAGCCTTATTGGCTAAGGAGAAACTCGAAATCGTGAAAGTCGATTTAGGTAATGACAATTTTGTTTTCGTTCGTCAAATGACAGGACGTGAACGTGACCGCTTTGAACAGTCTCTAATAAAGGAGAACAAGAACGCAGAAGGTGGGTATGAAAAATCTCTGGAAGACTTCCGTGCGAAGTTAGCCGTTTGTACTGCTTGTGATGAGCAGGGCAATATGATATTCGCAGCGGAGGATTACCCAACCTTAAGCCAGAACATGAGTGCAGCTCGGCTTGAAAGAATTGTAAATGTTGCACAGAAGATAAACAAAATCTCTGAAGAGGATAAGGAGAATCTTGTAAAAAACTCAAGCGGCGACCAAGTCGCCAATTCTACTTCCGCCTCTGCAGAGAATTAGGATATCCCCATCCAGACATCCTATTGGATCAGTTGACATCCGCTCAAGTAACAGAATGGGAAGCACACGATCAACTCGATCCAATAGGAAAATGGAGGGATGAATACAGTTTTGCTGTTCTAGACTCACTGATTGTCAACATTGTGAGTCGTTTGTATGCCAAGAAGGGACACACTCCTAAGGAAGTTTTACCAACGGAGTTTATGCCTAATTGGAGTGGAGAAAAGAAAATAGCAAGGAAACAAAGTGTGGAAGAGATGAAACAAGCTCTAATGGCATTAGCCAAGTCAGTTAGTAAACGTCCCGATCCAAGGAAGAAACCAGTGGCGAAGAACACTACTGATAAGAAAAGAAGGGCTATTCGTCGACCTGCACGGAAACCAGGTGAACCAAAAAAGGAAAAGTAAATTGCTATGGATATAGGAACCCTAACCGCGTCATTGATGGTAAACACCACTGGGTTGGCAAGAGCCCAGGCTTCTATGACGGCTTTTCAACGGAATTTACTTGCTTCATGGGGTAAGACACAAGCTCAATTAAATGCAGTAACTTCTGGTTACGCAGGAGCTGAGAAGTCAGCAAGGAAAGCCGGGGCCGCTT